CGTCCAATCCCTACGGCCGCGGCGTTGGCGTGGCTAAGTCTCTCGCCGACGAGCTCGAAACCGATGAGTATGCGGCCAAGCACATGAAGGCGTTCTTCTACAATCGCGCGCGCCCCGACATCATCGTTTCCGGCAAGGGACTGCGAGAGACCGAGACCAAGCGGCTCGAGCAGGATTGGCTGAATAAGCTCCAGGGCTTCTGGCGCGTATTCAAGCCGTACTTTATTTCCGGCGAAGTGAAGGTCGACGTCATTGAGCAGAACTTCGAGCATCTGCAATTGATGGAGCTGCGCAAGCACGTGCGCGATACGGTCATGCAGACCGAGGGCATGCCTCCGGAGATCTTCGGCGTGATCGAAGACTCCAACCGCGCGACCATCGATAGTGCTGACTATCTCGCCGCCCGGTGGGTGCTCGTGCCCCGGCTGGAATTTCTCCGCGCCACGATGCAGGAGCGGCTGGTGCCCGACTTCGACGAACGCTTGATTCTCGATTACGTCTCGCCGGTGCAGGAGGACAAGGAATTCAATCTGAAAGTTGCCACCGCGGCGCCGTGGTCGACGACGCTCGACGAATGGCGCGAGCTGCAGGACCTCGAGGAGCTGCCCAACGATCAGGGCAAAGTCTTCATGATGCCCTTCAATTTGACTCCGGTACCGCTCCAGGAGAATGACACCTTCGCGCTCCCCGACCTGGCGCTGCCGGATGTCGGCGACGGGAGCGACACGACTGACGACACCGCAGACACCGGCGCCGTCGAGGAAGCGATCACGGTCCGCCGCCTCCAAGAGAAGGGTCTCAAGGCCGGGGAGATCGAAGCCCTGGTGATGATCCAGAGGATTGCGCGCCGGATGCAGCCTGAGATGCGAAAAGCTTTTCTGTTCGCTATCAATCAGGCGAAGAAGAAGATGTCCATCTCTGAGATCGTCGCGGCTTTCGAGACCCGGTCCGCCTCGGTGGTGCTTTCCAAGATTCCCCTCGCCGATTTTGAAGCCCAGTTCGGCGAGAAGGCGGACAAGGTCTTGAAGCAGACCTTGACGCTCGCCGGCGAGTACGCTGCGAAGGTTCTAGCGAAAGAGACCGGGCTCCCGGTATCCTTCGATCTGACCAACATCCGGGCCGTGTCGTGGATCCGGCGTAACGGGGCCGAGCTAGTCACAAACGTGACCGAGCAGACCCGCGCCGCCATCGTGCAGGCGATCGAGCGGGCCATCATCGAGGGGCGCCCGCCGGAGCAGGCGGCCCGGGATCTCAGAAACCTCCAGATCGGTCTGAACAAGCAACAAGAGAAAGCCCTGGCCGCGTTTCAGAAGAAGTTGATCGAAGAAGAGGCCTCGAACATCGAGGAGCGCGTGGCCAAGTACGCCAAAGCCCTCGAGCGCCAGCGATCGCTGAATATCGCCCAGACGGAAACTCTCAACGCTTCCAATGGCGGGCAGCAAACGCTCTGGCTCGAAGCGAAGGACGCCGGCTACCTCAATCCGGATAAGACAGTGCGCGAGTGGCTGGTCACCGACGACGATCGTCTTGACGTGGTCGTCTGCGAACCGATGGACGGCCAGGAGCGCGGGCTCGAGGAACCGTTCATTACCGGGGATGGCCGCAGCGTCCAGCATCCGACGGCGCATCCGAAGTGCCGCTGCTCGATGAGGTTACGCTTCAAGAAATGAAGTTGATTGCCCTGGAAGCCTGCTTCCTGCGCCACGAGCGTCTAACAGTGCCGAAAGACCAATTCGTCGATGGCATTCGCAGTCCCTCCGGCTTTCGCGACAAACTCCACCATGTAGAAAGGATGGCGGAAGCGCATGGCGTATCCTTCCTGTGCCCGAAGAGTTTCGCCCAGAACAATGGCCCGATCGGAACGCATAACGTGCTTATCTGGTTCTCGGGAAGTCCGGTGCCGCCGGAGATCGGGCGTAATAAAGATGGGCAAACGGTGCGTTGGGATTCGAGCGGGACATCTCTCGATGATCTTACACTCAGACCCTCGATTTTGGAGCAGGCTGGTCCTTGCTGCTGGCACGGGTTTGTCACCAACGGAGACGCGACATGAGCGGCGAAGATGGGAACGGCACCGGTTTTCTGGAACTCCTCTCGGAGGAGACTGAATTTTGCGTCCGCGATTTCCGCGAGGAGAAGAAGAACGGCCAGATCGATCTCCATTTTTCCCAGGGCGCGCTTGCCAGCGTGGAGGTCAGTGAGAATTGCGAGAATTGTTCGCCCGGGCACGAGGTCGGAGCGTTTGCGCCCCAGCGGTCCGCGCTGTTCGCCGCGCACAAGGTGCGCTGGATCATGGCGCAGAAAAAAAACGGCCGGGTGACCCTTTTGTTCGAGCAAGGGATGATCGCCGCCGTTCGTTTTTACGTGCGTCTCAGTCCCGAGCGCAAAAAAGGAGTTGACAAACTGCCGCAATCGCCGTAATAAGGAATCGTTTCCTTCGTTTTTGTGAGGCGGCCTGTCTCACCGATAAGGGCCTCATGTAGAGACCGAAAGGTTTTTGCGTGGGGCTTTTGTCATTTTAGCCCCGCGCCAAGGAGTCAGGCGCGTGGAACTCGCCCAGAGAAAAATCCTCTCACTACACCAGTGGAAAGAACTCGCCGCCAAGGATGAAGCGCCCAAGGACTGCCTGGTCCTGGTGAGCGCCGATGTCGAAGAGACCAAGCAGATCGACGAGGACGGCAACGTCTACCGCTTCGTCATCTCCTCACAGAATCCCGATCGCGATAAGGACGTGATCCACGTCAACGGCTGGCGGTTCGAAAACTACAACAAGAACCCCGTCGTTTTGTTCGGCCATAATTACCGTGCTCTCCCGGTTGCCGTGGGCTCCCCGCCCACCGTCGAAGGCGAAAAAGTTCTCTCCAACGCGGATTTTGCCGCCTCCCGCGTCGACGCCTTTGCGGAAACCGTTCGCCAGTACGTCAAGGCGAAGGTGCTGCGCGCTTCATCCGTGGGCTTCGATCCGCTGAAGTGGATGTTCAACGAAGAGCGCCGCGGCTATGACTTCGTTGAGCAGGAATTGCTCGAGTGGTCGATCGTTCCGGTTCCCGCCCATCCCGAAGCCCTCCAACTCGCCAAATCTCTCAATCTCGACCTCGATCCGATCAAGCAGTGGGCGATCCGCGCGCTCGATGAATGGAGCGAGGAGAAGGGCGTCTACGTCCCAAGGTCGCTCCTCGAGAAGGCTGCCAAGGTCGGCGATACCGATCGCGTGTTCGTGATTTTCGACAAGAGCCAGCTCGACGAGATGCTGGCCGGCACGGCGAAGGGGGAGAAGGAAGATAAGGCCGAGCCCCAGCCTGAAATTCCCGCGCTCCATTCCCACTCGTTGACCCACGGTGTTGACGACCGGACGAAAACCGAATCATTCACGGGCGCCGCCGAGGACTGTCCCGTCTGCAAACGGTTGGCCAAATCGGAAGATGCCGGTCTCGCTAAGCTGCAGGCAGATCAAGTTGTCAACAACGAGGAAGGTGCCGCCCTCACGCTTACCTTGCTCGACGATGATAACGAGGACGCAGGCGAGCCGCTCTTCGATGTGGACCCCGAAGCCATTCGCCAGGGGATCCGCGAAGCGTTGGCGCCGCTCATCATGCAGCAGACCGGCAGAGTGATTTAATTTTTTTGTCTTGAATTACGCTGTGAAAGCGTTTTGAAACGACGTAAAGGAGGAATCGTCCATGGAAATGACCTCAACCCAGTTGAAGGCTTTCATCACCGAGATCCTGAAGGATTACACCCTGAAGGAGCTCGAGCCCCAGTGGAAAGCTCAGCAGATCGCGAGTCAGGACTTTTTCAAAAGCCTGATTTCCGGCGGCCATAGGGAAGAAAAGCCCGGTTACGAAAAGGGGCAGGTGGTCGCGCGAATCATCCGTGCCCTGGCTGCCGGCCATAACGATCCGCAGCGAGCCGCCGCCTGGGCCCAGAAGCAGTGGGGGGACGAGGTGGTGTCGAAAGCCCTGGCTGCCGGCGATGCCGCGGCCGGCGGGTTTTTGATCCCGGACCAGTATTCCGCCGACATCATCGAGCTCCTGCGCGCCCAGTCGATCGTGCGCAGGCTCAATCCCCTGCAGGTGCCGATGCCGATGGGAACGATCACGCTCCCGAAGATCACCGGCGGCGTCACCGCGCAGTATATCGGCGAGAACGTCAATATCCCGAAGGGTCAGCCTTCTTTCGGCGCGCTGCGCTTGACCTACAAGAAGCTCGCCGCCCTGGTTCCGGTCTCCAACGATTTGCTGCGCTATAACGCCTACGGCGTCGATGCCATCGTCCGGGATGACCTTGTCTCCGGCATCGCCATGCGGGAAGACATCGCCTTCATCCGCGACGACGGCAGCCAGTTCACGCCCAAGGGGCTCCGTTACTGGGCGCCAGCCGCCAATGTCATTCCCGCCAACGGCACGGTGAACCTGGCCAACGTCACCACCGACCTCGGCAAGCTCATGCTGGCTCTGATGAA